ATTAATTATTATTAAGTCTTGAACCCGTAAATCTCATAGCGCCTTTGGAGGTCTAGTTTACAGGGCAACATATTTTCATAGAAAATGTGTGAAAGCACCTAGACTTCCCAAATCTTCGAAAGAAGATCTTCGAGAGAAGGCACTACAAGCGATAGATAAGAGATGAGATTTTCTCTCTCCTTTCTTTTCGCCAATAGTATTACCATTAATAAAGAACATCATTGATGTTCATAAATCATGGTTCAAGTCGATAGACTGAAATCATATAAGATTTTGTCTAAAAAGTGATTATTTACTTATTAAGAATTATATTCTTATAGGTGTCATTACTCCTGCAAATACAGGAAATTTTTGACGTAAGTGTACTCCTGAAGGAGTACCCTTATACTTAAAGAATTTAATCTCTTTAATAAATAAAGTAACACTTTTTGATAAAGTTCTTATTTTATCATTCATACGACTATACCGTTCTCTAGAATCACCTCTAGTAATTAATACTAAGACAATTACTGATCCCTTAAAGAAGGACAGTATTTTGTCTTTAGAATTAATTACTAAGGAAATTTCCTCGAATTGGAAAGTTTTAGGTTCTAATCTTTCATTTTCAGGTACCAAGTTAACATCAAATATAGATCACAGATTTAAATTTACTCCCGGTTCATTAAGAATAGGGAATTGAATTACTTCTGGACCTATAGGTAAAGGACCACAACGAATTTTAATAGAATTAATAGTCTTAAATCGAGATAAAGAAATATTAGAAATAATAGATCTCTTTATTCAAGAGTTTCGAAAATTAATAAAATTCGGACCATCATTTGGAATTACAAGTCCAAAAGATCTTATTAATTGATTAGGATCAGATAAACTAGAAGAATTTTCTAGTTTTACTGTCTTTTCAAAAATATTTTCTAAGAAACAAGGAGGTTCATTACGAACTCTTTCTTGATTCTCTGATGGTATTGGTAAAGTGCGTATTATTGCACTTGCTGATTGAATTTCTCAATCAGTCCTTTCACCCCTTCATCATGTGATATTTTCTAAACTTAAGAAATTAAGTACAGATTATACCCATGATCAAACTTCATCCATCAAAATAGCAAAACTTTGATATCAAGATGGAAAACAGGTTTGATGTTTTGATTTATCAGCAGCCACAGATCGTATACCTATCTCTTTACAGAGAAAGATTTTAAATCTTTGTGGACTATCCGAAATTGGTTGTAAAGCTTGAGAGTTCATTATGACAGAACGTCCCTTTCTTGCACC